TTTAACTAATAGACAGAAGAAAAGATTAGGGAAGGGTGGAGCGAAAGCAGAGAGGCAAGAAGCAAGAATAAGAAATAAAGCTAGAAGACAACGCGACAGAGAGGCCAGAAGAGGTAGATGAATAAATAAATAAACAAATATAAACCAAAAACAAACAAATGACCTATTATTACTACAAGACCAGTACCATTAATACTGGACAACCGAAAGTATCGGAAGAAAAAGTCGCTGAATGGAAGCATTTAGCTGACAAAGCAAACTGGAGAATAACACAATTACCTAATGGGTACTACCAAACAGAGGTTAACAACCCCAACGACGCAGACAAATGGGTGGACATCACCCGAAGAGAAACTCTCGATGGAGCTGAAGCTGCTATCGATGGCAGTGTCGAACACTTTGGTAAAAAACTGGAGTTCCTTGGTGGACCAAAAGTAGTTAAAACATTTGAAAAATAGAAAATATGCCAGATTTCGGGAAAGCAAAAGACAAATTAGCGCTTTGGAAAGCTAAAAGAAAAGCAAAGAAAGATCAAAAAGCTAAATACAAAGCAGATGAAATAACTAAAGCCCAGTACAAGGCTGACAAAAAAGAGATCAGAGGGTATACTGACTACTAAATACCAAACTATACAATTTAATTAAATTCAATTCAATACATTATGGAGTACAATTTACCTAGCGAGCTAGTCAAAGACTTAAACTTTGGCCAGGAAGCTGAGAACAGAGTAATAGCTGGCGTTAATAAGCTAGCGAAAGCCGTAAAATCCACATTGGGCGCATCGGGAAAATGTGTTATTTACGAAGATGGACGCGGCAAACCGGTGATTACAAAAGATGGGGTAACCGTTGCAGAAAGCGTAGTCTTATTTGATCCGGTCGAGAACATGGGTGCTACCCTAGTTAAGGAAGCAGCCCGAAATACAGTGAAAGAGGCTGGTGATGGTACAACTACCGCTACTGTTTTAGTAGAAGCCTTAATCAATTCTATACGTCTAGCCGTCGCTGCTGGCGTTTCAATCAGAGAAATTAAAGATGGAGTTAATGGTTGCCTTGAAGAGGTGATGGAATACTTAGATTCCACCGCTATAGAGGTAGAAGGTGATATGCTTAAAGCTGTTGCCGCTATTTCTTGTAATAATGACGAGGAACTAGGTGAGATTATCGCTGAAGCCTACGAAAAAGTAGGGAAACACGGTGTTGTTCTACTAGAAGAGAGTCCAACTGAGGATACTTACGTAGAAGTAGTGGATGGTGCGCAGATAGACTGCGGATTAACCTCTCCGCATTTTATTACTAACACTGAAAAACACATATGTGAGTTAGATAACCCATATGTACTAACAGTTTCCTCTGAAATCCCTAACATTAGGAAGATTCAGGGAATATTAGAACATGCCATTAAAAATAACCGATCATTACTTATTGTTGCACCAGTATCACAGCAGGTTAAATCTGCATTACTGATGAATAAGGTTAAAGGTAACATTAAGGTAAACATCGTAGACCCACCTGGTTTCGGTCCTACACGTATGGATGCATTAGAGGACTTATCTATACTAACTGGTAGTACAGTGATCAATGAGGAGTTAGGAGACGACCTAGACCTTATAACGCCTGAGCACTTAGGTGAAGTTGACTTCTGTGTTACTGATGACAAGAATACTACAATAACATTAGATGGACCTAATAACGCTATACTAGAAAGGATAGTTGAAGTTCAGACTAAGATCGCGGATGAGAAGAACGGGTTTATTAAGAAGAAACTAGAGCAGCGGTTGGCAACGTTGTCAGGTAGTGTAGGTGTTGTCAAGGTAGGCGCTGACTCTAAGGTTGAACTTAAAGAAAAGAAAGATAGAGTGGAAGATGCTATCTATGCTACTAAAGCCGCCTTGAAAGAAGGAGTAGTTGCTGGTGGAGGTGTTGCGTTATTAAATGCTTCACAGAAAATTTTCTCCGGACAAGCCGGAGGNGTTCTTCTACATGCNATNAGATCTCCATACGAAACGATCATCGCTAANGCTGGATATGAACCAAGTAAAGACCCTGAAGAACTAGGGTTTGGAATGGATGTTATAACCGGTGAAGAGGTTGATATGGTTAAAGAAGGGATTGTAGATCCAGTACTAGTAACTAAGACCGCATTGAAAAACGCTGTGAGTGTAGCGCTTACGATTATGTCCGCTGATTGTGTAATCTCAAATATCAGAGTAAATGAAGGCAGTTAACGATTACGTAGTTNTAGAAACTATAAANGAAGAAAAGAAGACCTCAGGNGGTCTTTTACTAACAGATGATACTGACGTTGATAATAGATATAAGAAAGCTAAGGTTGTATCAGTTGGTAACCTAGCAGACATAATTAAAGAAGGTACTATAGTTATGTATGACCAACATGCAGGTCACGATATAGCCTATGAAGATCTTATGTATAGAGTTATAAAGCTAAGGGATATAGTATTAGTAGAATGAGTAGGAATATAACATCTCAAGATCTTAAAGACTCACATTTCCTAAAGTATTATAGGTTAGTTAGGAAATGGGCGTGCAAAGCTAATGATCTGAAAGATGCTGACCTAGAACTTCTAATATATTTAAACTGCTTAACTAGATTTACTAGAGATGATTTTATCAACGGAGTATATGCCTACACTTGGGATAAACACAGATGGGAGAGATTAAGGAAAGCTGGCTGGATAGAAGTGTGGAGACAGAGAAATCGCACAACAATTAAATATACAGTTTACAAAACGTCATTTAAGTGTAATCATCTAGTAAGTAGGATATATAGAATTCTCTTAGGTGAAGAAGATATACCTACATCGATAACAAATCCTTATTACAACAACGAATCATATACAGATAAAGTCATGAATAAGGCTATAGATGATATGATCAAAGATAAAGATAGATAGTTATGCCAGGTAAGTACGTGTGTAAGAAGTGTAAGATGTATGCTAGTTGGTGTAAGTGTAAAAAATAACGTATGGGTTTATTACAAAAAGTATTATCATCTGGAGCTAGTGATCTAATAAAGAACGTTGGTGGAGTTATAGATAGCTTAACAACAACTAAGGAAGAGAAGTTAGCTGCAGAACAAAAGATAAAACAACTAATATCTAACCATGAGTTAGAGATGCAGAAGCAGGTTACTAATCGCTGGGAAGCTGATATGAAATCTGATTCTTGGTTATCTAAAAACGTTAGACCTTTAGTTCTTATATTCTTAGTTGTATCAACAGTGTTAATGATATTCATAGACGCTGGGACAATCAACTTTGTTGTAGAACCTAAATGGACGGACTTATTACAACTAGTATTAATAACTGTGATCGGTGCTTACTTCGGTGGTAGATCGCTAGAAAAAACAAAAAAATAAATTATGGGAATTAATTCACAAGGAGTTGCTTATAACTTCGGACAGTTAGGTAGTGCATACACTGATGTAGCGAATGTAATAGTACCACCAGTAGGACAAGTGATAGTGGCTATAACTTTCTTAGCAGCAAACACTCCAACAGTTTTAACACCAGAAAAGCTAACAACTACAACGGGAAGCGCAGGAGCTGGTTCTGGTCCTAGTTATATTTCAATAGCAGGAACAGGTAATGTAGTTTTAGCTACAGCAGAAAGTGATCAAAACTTTAGAGGAGCTCATGCTAGTGCGATTGGAAACGGTACTGATACAGCCGCTGGCACTGAACACACACTTACAACTGCTGCCCCAGTCGGTACGGTGAGAGTTGGGCAGTATGTTCTATTAGCGAACACAGCAGCTGATAACGATGGTTCTACACCAATGGTTTTAGATACTAGTGCTACAGATGGTTGTCCAATTCCAATACACTCTGGACCTAACAAGCAAGGAGTGAGGGTAACTTCCCACTCAGCAACTAACAAAGTAACGTTAGATGCTAATATAACTTCAGCAACACAATCATTAATATTCTTAGACGAACAACATGGTGCGGGTGGTATCACTGCTGCTGGACAAGAATTCCCAGGAGGGTTAACGATATATGGTAGATGGACAGCTTTTAAACCATCTGCAGCGGGTGTAATCTGTTACTTTGGTTACTAATGGCATTAGGTAACGCAAATAGTTCTGCCCAATCTAGAGGTAAGAACGTAGCCATTAAGGTTAAGAAACATAAAGAGTGGGTGGTGTCTAAATCCAAAGGTAAAGGTAAAGGTAAAGGTAAATAATATAACAATTAACAATTAAATTAAATCAAATGAGTAAAGTAAAAGAAATGGTTGACTTAAAGCCTAAGGCAACCAAAATTACCGATGAGCAATTAGAGAATCTACAAGCAGTAGTCAATGATAACAATGCAATTCAATTTAGAATTGGTTCGTTGGAAACTCAAAAGCATGCTTTAATACATAGGCAAAGCGAGGTTCAAGATAAGATCATACAATTACAAAACACTTTCAGCGAAGAGTATGGTACGTTTGATGTTGACTTAGCTGACGGTACAATAAACTACCCAGACAATGGATAGTCACGTAATTAGAAAGATCACTATAGGTAAGGACTATAAAAATGACGCTATGCACTACGCTGTAGGGCAAGATGTTTATGGTGGCCACACTATATGTGATATACTAGAAGAGGAAAACAAGTACTCTATCTACATAAGAAAGAAAGATATAGTCATACCTTGGAAAGACTTCAATAAGAACATGGCTATATCAGTTGAATACGATCTCAACTATTAATGAGACCCGTAACCAACTTCATAATAAAACCCCACGGAGACAGATATAATAATTCAATTAAAGTAGGTGACAAGAAGTTGATACTGAATACTGAGATATTCAATCATCAATACGTTAACCGGGAAGGTATTATTGAGTCCGCGCCTTTGTATAACCCTAGTGGATTACAAGAAGGGGATACGGTAGTTGTCCATCACAATGTTTTCAGGAGATGGCACAACGTTAAAGGTATAGAGAAAAACAGTAGAGGATTCTTGAAAGAGGATCAATACCTTATTTCTGAAGATCAGATATTCATGTACAAAAGAGATGGCCAATGGTGTGCTATGCCTGGTTACACTTTTGTAAAACCTATAAAATCACAAGACAAATACAGTCTTACTCCAGAGAAACCTCTCGTTGGTGTAGTGAAATACTCTGATGGTGCATTCCTACCTACTCAACTAGTTGGGTTTAGGCCCAGCAGTGAGTATGAGTTTATAGTCGATGGTGAGAGGTTATATAGAGTTATGAACGATTTTATTACAATTGAATATGAATATAAAGGAAACGAAGAGGAATATAATCCAAGCTGGGCGGAAAGCGGTGGAAGAGCTAATTAAAGTAGCTAAAGAACCTATCGTAGATTCAGATGATGATATATCTGCTGACAGGCTTAAGAACGCTGCGGCAACAAAGAAGCTAGCTATATTCGATGCTTTTGAAATCTTAACTAGAATAGAAGAAGAGGAAAGGATTATAATTGAATTAGAGGATTCTAAGAAAGATATAAGCAAACCTAAGTTTCAAGGATTCGCAGAAGGGAGGAGTAAGTAATGTACGAGCAATCACTATATAAAGTAATAGAACCAGTTAAACTTACTACCATCAAGAGATTGAATAAAGGTAAGAAGTGGAAGTATGGCTACGATAAGGATAGTGACGTAGTGGTCGTATCTAAGTCTGGTCAGATAGGTGAGATTATAGAGATACAAGGTTTAAAGATTGCTCTACCTAAAACACCTAAGGAAGTATTCAGTTGCTCGGAAGATAAGAGTGAACAGAAGTGGAGGAAGTTTAGTTTCCCTGAGGCGTTTAAAAAGATTAAAACTAGGTTTGATTGGGATAGCTACCCTAAGGAGTTTAAGGAAACTCATTATGACTATATAAACCAAGAGTTTAATAGGAGAGATGGTGGGTTTTGGTTCACCAATAATGGTAACCCAACCTGGATTCCTGGGAGTTATTACATGTATCTGCAGTGGAGTAAGATTGATGTTGGTGCTCCAGACTTTAGAGAAGCAAATAGATTGTTTTTTATATTCTGGGAGGCTTGTAAAGCAGATCAACGTTGCTACGGTATGTGCTACTTAAAGAATCGCCGTTCAGGATTTTCTTTCATGAGTTCAGCCGAAACCGTTAATTTAGCTACATTAGCGAGTGATAGTAGATTTGGGGTATTATCAAAGAGTGGTGGAGATGCTAAGAAAATGTTTACGGATAAGATAGTACCTATAAGTATTAACTATCCGTTTTTCTTTAAGCCTATACAAGATGGTATGGATCGCCCGAAGTCAGA